GTTGAAGGAACCTCAACCGAGATTGCGCCCTTCTGCTGTTCGAAGATTTCGAACCCGGTCGGATCTCCAACGATGACGGTGTCAGCAGCGAAGTTGCGGTCGACAACAACGGTGAGACCGAAAGCGTTGCCGGTGCCGGCTACTGGGCTGACAGCGCCGTATGCATTGAGCGGCCCGGCCTGCGGGAACAATGGGCGGCCGGTTGAGTCAACCAGTTGGCCGAGTGCTGACCACATGTTGGGTGCCAAGAACAGGTGCGTGGCGTAGCCGCCGTTGCTGTTTGTCAGGATTGTTGAGGCGGCGGCGTAGATGTCGCTCACCCATTCTGACGGTGACGTTGGGTCGGTGAGTACCTGTGTTTGGGTTTGTCCTGCGAGCAGGGCATCTGCGGCCACGTTGTCGGTGGTGTTGGCGTAGATGCGGCCCATGTCGTCGAGCACGAGGCTGAGCACGGCTGGGTCTGTCCAGTCGAGATCCTGTTCGGAGATGGTGACGTAGCCGCCGTAGGTGCCTTTTGTGACCTGATTGGAGGAAACGACGAAGGTGCCTGACTGGAGTGCGGCGTTTTCTGCTGACTGCACAGCCATTGAGGTGTGTGTGGTGACTTCTGGGCGGATGAACACTTTGCCGCCACCGGGCATTGCCTTTGCGCCGATTGCATCAACGACTGGGCGGTTGCCAACAAAGTTGTTGTAAACAGGGCCGACAATTGGGGTTGGCAAAATGCCGGGCGTGTCGGTCGTGATGACATCCGGTGCAGCTGCACGTACGAGGTCGTTCATGCGGTGCCAGGTGTCGCCACCTGAAAGGGCTGCGGCGATCCATTCGGTGGCCGATGGGAGGCGTGCTTCGCGCTTTGCTGAAGCGTAAATAGGTGCGGTTGGGGTCGGCTCGGCTGCTGCTTCCACGACCTCAGGGGCATTTTCTGACATTGGTTCTTCCTCCTCGGAAGTGGTTTCGGGGTTTTCGGTGCTCTCCTCATCCTCAGCGGATGCGGCGATTTGTGTGATTTTTGCGGCGGCAAACGCCGGTTCAAATACGACTGATAGTTCTTTCCAGTTGGCTGCTTTGACAATGGTGGTGCGGCCGTCTTGTTCTACGTCGGTTGCCTCAATACCGATGCTCACCGAGTCATAGGCACCCATTTTGAGCAGTTCTACGAGGTCATCGCCGGCACGGGTGCGTGCGATCTCTGCGGTGAACAGCATCCCGTCGGGCGTGTCTTCGCGTGCGGTGACCATGCCCACCGGCTGCGCCGAAGAATCATGCTCGAGCAACAGCCGAGGGGCAGGGCCGTCTGTGGGTAGCGAACCGGCTTCTAAGCGGATGGTTTGTCCTGTGCTGACGTTTGCGTTAACGCCGTACGGGGCAGCAATGCCTGAAATGGTGCGGGGCTGGTCGCCTGCAGCTGCGTCAAGGGTGACTGATTGTGCGGTAAATCTAATCATTGGCTGGTTCTCCAACTGGGGATTCAACAGGGATGTCGTGCATGATTTCTGCGCCTTCAAGGTAACGCTGCACATCGAACTCTACGTGTCGGCCTTTTGGTGTCACGTTGTCTAGCGACAACGTTTCTTGAATGCAGTTAATGAACGGTGAAGCACCGAACATAATCAGGTCGGTGCGTGCTTGTGTCGAATTTTGATACGTCATTCCGCCTACGCTGAGGCCTACGAGCCATGCCGGTACCTGGCATACACGTGAAAGCTCGAGGGCGGCGTGCTGCCGGCCTTCCATCAGCTGCAACGTGGCAGGGTTCGATTTGAACTCAACCCACTCGACATGTTGGTTGAGCGCGCCGATTGCACGGCTTGAACGTGCGTCGGCCCATGCGCCAGCGAGTTCTGACAGTTCGTCGCCGGCCATTGGTTCGCCGTCTTTTTGTTGTAGGTATCCGGCTGCGATTTCGGTTGATGCGAAGCGTTTTGCGGCTTCATCGAGGCGATGTGCGATGTCGATTGCACGGTTGCCTGTCCAGAGGATGCCGTCAAGCGGCGACAGAAACTGGACAACGTTGTTTGTGTCGAGTTCTACGCCGTTGAACTGTATGTCGTTCGATGGGCCGAACCATTCGGGGCCGGCTTGGTCTACGGTTGTGATTTGGTCGGCTGGTAGCCATGTGAACGAGGCAGGAAATCCGGTGCTATATCTACTTGTAACGTACCAAAAGCTCCGGCCGATGAGCATTAAATCTTTTACGGTGGCCGACATGATGAAGTTTCGGGTCACGTTGGGATCGGGCCGAGTGAACCATGACTCACCGGGAACATAGATCCGTTCGTACTCCTCTGAGCCGGAATCCCACGCCAACGTGTATTGCTTGAGATCGAGGCCAGCAATAGTTGAGGTGATAAGACCTACTGCACGGTTCACGGTCGGTATTGACAAAGCGCGTTCAGTCCCAGCACCGACTGAGTAGAACGTGAACGCGCCGGGCCTACCCGCGCCACCTGCAGCGGCTTTTACTTCAGACACACCGAAGGCCGGTGCCGGCTTAGTGCGAAATAGACCCACGCCGGCGAGTTTTCCACAACGGCTGTGGATATGTCAATGACACCTTTGTAATTTATCTCGCAGAGCCAATCATTGGTTTGCGCACGTTGCCCTGAGGTTTTGCGGCCATGCCGGCGGCCACGACCATGCATCTGCATTGCTCGATCGGGCCGGGCGACTTTTGTGATGACAGCGTGATGGTTGCGCCGACTCGGCCTGACACGGCGCGCTGTACTTGTTCGGCTAACGCCATTTGACCGGAGTGCAAAAGTTTGCGCTCCAGAATCATGTTGCGCACCACAGATGTGTAGGTGGTTATTTCTCGTTGTCCCCAGTCGGCCATACGTCTAGACATGTCCAGCGGGCAAAGCGCAGCAAGGCCGGGCGATAATAGGAGCTGCACATTCGGGTCGCCCATGACCACTCGGGCTGCTTCCCACATAGCCTCGGCCGACTCAACGACAAACTCGGTTTTGACCTGCAACGTTCCATCGGGTCTCGGTGCGACACGAACCCCACAGTATCGCAGATCAGTTACATCGGCATCAATGGCAAGCACACCACCAGCCGGCATCTCATCTTTTGTTTCAAGTTGTGACCATAGGCCGGCCGGTAGCCAGGAAGCAGCAGCGGAGATCCACACGTTGCAATGAGCACGATAAAACGCCTGTTTGTTGGGTGTTTCGGACATTCTCCGCAGACGCTCAGCGGTGATTGTTGTGCCCATTGCAGGGTTTGACCAGCGCCATGTGTCAGGGTTGTCAAGCGGCGCGCCGGGTGGAGGCGACCATTCCGCAAAATACAAACCCGAGCGGGTGCCGTTATCAATCGCATGGATTGCCTGCTCACGCAGCTGCAACATGACTTTTGACGATTCGTCGCCGGCGGTGCTCCACATTGACATAAGCGGGTTTGGTCGTGCGGTCATTGTCGGCCTGTACGCATCAAAAATTACTTCAGGGCCGATACTCCAAATCTCGTCAAGGCAAACAAGGTCAGCCGAAGCGCCGTGCGCGTTCTGCGGTGTCGCAGCTGTGACATGCCACCTCGAGCCGTTCGGCATCTCAACAAAGTTACGGCCATACGACCAGTTGATCTTGGCGTTGTACTTCGCCTCAAGCACCGGTGCGAACTCTTTGAACAAAGCAAACGCACGGTCAAGTTTGTGAGCGGCAGATATCACGACCTGCGGTTTGCCGAACTCTTCGGTGAGATCAGTAAGCCAGGCACATATCAGGCCACCCATGCACCAGCTCTTGCCGTTCTGCCGGCCGACCGACACCATTGATTCGGAGAACTCGAGTTGCCCGGTGCCATCATGCGTTAACTGGCCGGCAAGCACGGTGCGCTGCCAATCCATCAACTCATAATCAAGATTGCGCTGTACCCACTCGGCAACAACAGGGCCGAAACTCTCGTGCCCCAACGCCGGCGTAACCAATCTCGGCTCAGTTCGCCCAAATATGCCTGCATCCGGCTCGATCAGATCTGATCCGTTTAGATTTGTGACGCTTCGTTGAGATATGGAATGAGG